AGTGTTGCAGGTAGATACAGGGAGCCCCCCACCACCGCCACCACCAATAGCAACAAGCGCATTGTCTGCGTTGTCCGTAGTGTCAGGGCTTAGTGTTACCTGATTACTGGCGTTTAAATTTAATATTGAAACAGGCGTTCCGCTTATATTGTTCCACCTAAGTGGAGTGTTATTACTAAACACTGCATTACCAGTAGCAAGCTCCGCTACTTTCTCAGCAAGCGGGCCAGGCATACCAAAAGCCATAAGGCTATTAGTAGCCTGAAGCCTATTCTCCTGCGCAAACGCAAGGCTTGGAACCAATAAAAGTGCTAACAATAAACGCTTAATCATGGCGCAAACGACTCCTCGTTAAATTCTACTTTTTTAGACGGTCTCCCTCTAGTCTTCTTAACTACCGGCTCTCTAGTTGCTTGCTGCATCTCTGCAATGGTACGTCGCAACACCGAGATTTCATGCTCTTGGTCTTCTAGCTTAGACAAAAGCCCAACGCCGTTGCTTGCCTGCGCGTTAAGCTTGGCAAGATAAGCTTTAGCTTTTGCGATATCGTCACTAACACCAAAGCCAAGGATAGAAGCATCGGTAGCATTCACCCCGGCAAGCCGCTCAACAGTTTCAATATGCCGGTCCTTGTACATTAGCACTCGAGACGGGTCGTGCTTAAAAAGCACTTCTAGCGGAGTCCCTACTTCATTAGGGAGCACGCCAGTTGCAAAAGCGTTCCATTCCGCAGGGTACCTCAAAATGTCGGAATGCATTTCAGGAGCAAGCCTTAAAACTTTCCACTTGTTGCTTGCCTCATCAAAACACACCGAATCACGAATTTTCCGGCCAAAAATGCTGTGGCCTACTTCCATGTTCTTTACGATATAAACCCAATTCTCACGAACTATTACACCTTTTTCTAGCGTCTTTGCTGGGATTTCAATGGAGCGGACTTCAAAATGAACTTTCATCGCTCCGGGGTCATCGTCATTGTGTAAATCGACGTCTTGAAAAGTGTCGAGTCCTTCAATATGAGAAACTTTCTGTAGACTCATATTTTCTTGTCCTAATAAAAAGCCGGGAGCCGTAAAGGCTCCCGGCTTTTCGGTTAATCCGTTTCACCAAGATTGCAAGTAATGATAGTTGTCATCATTGCTTCAACCGCAGCAAGCGAGGTTGTAGTAGTAATTGTGGTTAGACCAGCAATTACACCTTCATCTACGTTTGCATCGTCAATCGCTCCGGGGGTTCCAGACAATGGGAACGCAAGCGCTCCCTTTATCATGTTTTGAGATCGAACCCTAATCCCTCGGCCAAATCCCCCGCCTGGCCCTCGAGCGATCCAGCCATAATCATTCGTGGCAAAAGCAACTTGGTTTAATCCAAGAAACTTAGGCCCGTTGGCTATGTCTGACGCTTCTGTCATTTCAGCTAACCATGTCCCGTTCTCTACCGAAGCGTTAGTAACATGGCACAAGCTGAATGCGGTCAAATTTTCAGCAGCTCTAACATAGAGCCACTGGCCGCCCTGATCGTCGATACATACAGTACCAAGAGCGAACAATGGAGAGGTACTCACCTCTTCAAATTCCGCCTTGGCAATCGTTACTGGACTATTTGCAACTGGCATATACTTCCCCCCTTACTTGGAATTAGTCGTTATTCAACACACCCAAGCGACGGAAATTCTTCACGCAAAGAGCGCCCATCCATGCCAAGTACTCAATTTGAGCATCTTGGTTGAAAGAGTATCTAAGCGGAAGCCGCACAAGGTTCCGATCCGCATGGCTGATAAGCTCAACCACTTCAGGGTCAATGAAGTACATAGTTGCACTCGGCATTCCAGAGGACGAAGGCTCTAAAACAACTTCTGCATTTTTGTACTTGTAAGCACCGAACCCAAGCTTTGCCATCTTCCCGTTTGGGTCTGTCAAACGCTGCAATGGATGTACCGCCGCTTCGAAGAATCCAAACGCCAAATCATCAGCAAGAATCAACTTCGTCTTCCCGCGTGCCGCTGAGATAGCAATGTCGAGCCTGTCCATGTAAGTAAAGATATTACTTGCAGACAGAGCCGCGCCGCCGTCAGCGACTGCACGATAACGCTGATTCCTTGCGAAGGTATAGCTTCTACTAATTCCACCAACCGTGCCGGTAGTTGGATCGTCAGCAATCAAAAGCTGCCATCCACCAATTTGCAAGCCACCATCAGCCGAGCCGTCAGAACAAATGTCCCTGTTGAACTCATTCTCGTAAGTCATCTTAGCGACTTCTACACGAGACTTAACAAGCGCCCGGTTCTGAGATCTCCCGCTATTTTGCAAGATTTCACGACCATCAGCCTGAATGTTCAATGCGACCTGCTTCCAGTTATACTGAAAGCTAGTCATTGTCTGATTAAACGCGGTATTTAGTTGCTGTCCGCCGCTGTAACGCTTGTAAGACCCGTTTTGAGCATAGATAACAGGCACAACAACGGATGGCCCGCCATCTCTAGTGCCCGTTGAGCCATAGCTCTTAAGCATTGCGGTTGAAGCATTTTTATCAAGAATATTGTCGAACAACTCATCTTCCAAAAGCTGAATTGTGGTCGACAACAGTTCGTCATACGTACTGTTTGGACTTGGCATATTCCCCTTTTAAATTATCGAGCCCCTAGCTGCTCTTCGGCCATATCTAGGGCCTCATCTATTGTTTTAGCTTTGGGCTTTTTGACTACTCCGCCTGCAAGCGGTGCCCCCATAACACTTGATGCCGCTGCCTTTGCTTTTTCAGGCTTTGGCTGTGCTAAAGAAACACCAAACGCTTTTTTTGCGTTACTAAGAACCTGCTCATAGGCATGTTCCAGTGCATCATACAGCGTTACCCCTGGCGTGATCTTTTGAATTTGCTCAGCAACTTGAGAAATTTGCGGCGCATACATTTCTGCAAATTGTTTTCTAGGGTTCCCCGAAGAATCTTTCCCGTTCTTGAATCTTTCGATCTCGGACAAAAAAGCTTGCTGCTGGGCCGCCTGAATCAATTGCATTTGTTCAGAGGCTAATTTCTTAGCCTCTGCCGCTTCTGCAAGTGCTTGCTCAATTCTAGGATCACGATAGGAATTATTAGGCGGAAGAGCATTAGAGCCCCCCGAATTTATAACTCCGTACAAGTCCTCTAAGGTTATGCCATTCTCCTGCATGAGAGAGATAACGCCGCTTACAGGATCCTTCTCAAAAGCCTCATTCCATTCCAATAACTGCGCTGCCGCCTGTATTGGATCTGAAATTCCTTCAGCCTTTAAGCGTTCCTGGTAAGGTTTAAACGTTTCCTCTACTTTCTGCCGGTAACTGCGTCCTTGTTCGGACTCGCTCGCCAGTCGGTTAGCCCATTCTGTGCGCTGTTGTTCATATTCCAAAACAGCTTGCTGTACCTCTAGGGGGGCCTTAGCAAAAAGGGCTTTCTTTTCCGCTGACCAAAAACGCGGTGGCTCGATTCCCGGTTCTGCCTCTGATTCCGGTTCAGCAATAGGGGCCTCAACTTCAGGCTCTACAACTTCCGGTTCTTCAGCCTTAGGTTCGGGCTCTGCCGCTTCTGGCTCTTGGTCAGATTTTTTATCTGCAATCAATTCTTCCGCTGAATCGAGTGCTTCGTCAATAACATTTTTATCTTTTGCCATACAATAACTTATTTATAAGCTCTAATCTGCGTTTATTCTCTGCACGCTGCGCTCTTAATTTTGCAGGATCGCTATGAATTGCTTCAGCGTGATGAATTGCATCCATTATTTGAGATTCTGTTATTTTATCTTTTAATTGTCTTGGTTTTTCTGAAAGCTTATCGTTCCCAACAACCTCAAGGCCCAATCTTTTAGTTTCTTTCTCGTACGCACTGCGCGATTCAAATATTTTACCAGTAACCGGATGCTTAAGAGGCTCTTTAAGAGTATCAGTGTGTACTGCCGGAACAGTTTCTTCTTTAACTGTCTCATCTATTTCAATCCACTGATATTTACCGTGAATTTTTTTGTAGAGCTTTCGACTCATAATTAATTAGACACATAAAACTATTTTTCTAGCAATAATAATATAGCCGCAAGCTCTTCTTCTTCCATCATTAAGAGTAGCCTTGCAATCTCTGCTTCTTTCTTAAGGACGTCTTGGTATTTTGCAATTAACTCAAGCCTCGCTGCTTCATTAGCTTTTGTTTCAATAACTTTTTGTCTGATTGCGTTTGCTTTCTTTGCAATTTTGGCAAATGTTTCGTGCTTTTCTTTTAATTCTTTAGTCTTTGGAATTTCTTTTTCTTCGTCTTTACGTTTCTCGGGTAACGCATCGTAATGATCTCTAATTACCGCGCCAGGGTCATAGTATTTAGGATTATAAAGGAAAAAGAATGTCATTCTTCTTCTAACTGAAGATGCCTCTCGCTTGCCAAAAACCGCAAGAACCCCTCGCGCAATGAACTAAACGCCTGGAAAAACCTATCTAGCGCCTGGCCACTGATTCTCAGCTCCTGAGAAATCAGTTCGTTGCCCGCATCGTCTTTATACTGCAATCGACAATAGATATGTGCCTCAGTCTGGTCCTTAAGCACCGGATCCATCGTGATAAACAAGTGGCTTACATCTACATTCGCTGCTACTTTTGGCTGAGCTAATCTTAACATTACACACCTCTTTTAAAAATCTTGCTGTACTAGCCGCACACTTATCCCAATTAAATAACCTAGCCGTTTGAAGCGCTGCGTCTTGCTTAAAATGTATCCCCCCACTCTCAAGAAATGGCACCAGCTCCCCCATCGTATAGCTATTATCATCAGTACAAAACTCAGCTAGACCATCCACTCGAGTAGTAAATAGAGGTACCCCCGCAGCAAACGCCTCTAGTGCGATAATGCCGAACGGCTCCTTCCGGGAGGGAACAACAATAGCATCAGCCTGTCGAATTTTCTTGCGCTTTTCTTCCCCATAAAGATGCCCCAAATATTTTAGCTTGCCTTCGGACTCTAACTTTCGTACTCGCCGCATTGGCACCGTTTTCTCAGCATCTTCCTGTTCCAATGCGGGGACTTGCCCCATTACCTGCCACTCAAAACGACCAGCTATGTCTTGCTCTACTAAATCAAGAAAAATGTCATATCCCTTTTGTGAACATAGCCGCCCACAATACAAAACAATTTTTCGACTGTTTAAGCTGCGGCTCATCGGAGTAATCCATTCCTGAACATCCACGCCATTATAAAGCACTAGAGAATCTTGCGCCGGTAATAATTGCCTCAGCGCGAATTGCTGCATAGAAACAGAACAATAAGTAACTAGATTTGCCTCAGAATGCCCCCTGACTTCTTCCATCATAGAGACTCTAGTGTCCTCTGTTTCTTCCTGCCCCATCTCCATAACTAGCTGGTACTGAAACAGATGAAACGATATTACTACAGGAATATTAAAAATCCCCCTCAAGGCCAGCGCCGGGGTAACCGCATCCCAATCGTGCGCTTGAATTACGTTACATCCCTGCTCTCTAATGACTTTAGCCCCTAGCTCAATCCAGGCCATTTGATTAGATAGCCTAGATTCTTCGTTTGTACGCGGGATAAATGCGTTAGGAATCTCGTGGATAGAACGAGTGTAGCAAGGAGGTGTCTCTAACCATTTATTATCAATAGTAATGAGATAAGGAGTAACACCATTAGCATGCAACCGCTTAGCAACTTGCTGCACGTGTTCGCCGCGACCACCCCAAATTCGGTCGGTTTCAGTGCAAAGAATCAATGCTTTTGTCACGGTTTCACCAGCAAATGGGCATAAGCATCTAGCGACCCTGTCCCTGATACCGCTTTAGTCCATACCCAAGCGACCCGACTATTCGGGTTGTCTATGTAAAAATCAGCCAAATAAATACCACTACCAAAATACCTATCAGTACATCCAACGGTAGAACGCATGCTTGTACCAATTCCGGAATAAGAGCTTAGGTTTGCAGCAACCTTCTCTGAGCCAGAGCTTGCTTGTCGCGCCTGCACTACTGCCCCAAAATATAGCGGCCCTCCACCAAACGACCCCGACGGCACGCTACTGCTTGTAATATAAGCTTCTGCTTCTGATGAGAATTTAGGGATAGAAGTGTATATCGTGGTGCTCCCCGCACCACTGAAGAAATGATCAAATGTTATCGTAGTGCGATAAACCCGCTGCTGCGGAGAAAACGAGTACGTCACTAGGTTATCTCCGTTACTTGTAGCGTTGCCGTGCCAGAGTCCGTAATTGCATCAATTGGTCCGGTATAACAACCAAAACCAGCAATGAATGGCGGATCGCCTACGTTGATATAAACTGAGTAACTTGATGCGCTTGCCGCGGCCCCTAACTTCACCCGAACCGCTGCCCCTGAAGACAAATCGTGCGCGATTATAAATCCTTTACGATTCGGATTACTGGCTAATAGTGAAGTGTTAGAAGTGGTTACGCTCTTTTGAGTGACTGAAGAGCCTGACGGCCTCGAAAGATTATTGTTAATTGTAATTTGATTTGCACTAGTCGCGGCACCAGCAGGGAGAGCCGACGACGAGACCACCACCGCGCCAGTATTACATGCAATTACCTTACCATTTAACGCTGATAATGTGGCTTCGGTACTTGCGCCCGTAGGCAATGCCGACGATGAAACATTTACAGCTCCGGTGTTACATGATGTGATTTTGCTGTTGATTGTCGAGAGAGTTGCTTCTGTGGCTGCGTCGGCAATACCTGCAAGGCTAACAGTGCCCTGTATGGGCAAAGGATTAGCCGCAACCCCAATGGGGGCTGTACTGCCTTCAGTGGCATCAATTAGTTTAATGGCCTGATATTTTCTGTTGCTGATCGTATCGTTAGCAACATCAAAATCAGGATTGTTAGATAAGTATCCGTTAGATACTTTTGTTTCGTTATACGTCACGCTTTACCCGCCTAGTTCTACCAACTAGTCCGCCCATTGCATCTCTGGATAATAATACTTCCTTCTCGCCATCGTCATTGACAATAGTAATATTCGGCGCCGCTTGTTGCGCTGGTTGTTTCGCGGCAAGTAGCTCGGCACTGCGCAACATTTGCTCTTGTTTTAGCCGCGCTTCTTCAATTAGCTTTTCCCGCTCTTGCAGTATAGTCGCCGCCTTTTCAAGCTCCAAGCGCTGCGATTCTGTCATTTGCTGCAATTGTAGACGCTGCGATTCAGCCCACTGGTTGAATTGTTCTTTAAACTCTTCTAATCGCGCATCAAAACTATCGCGCTGCTCGTCGGACATGATGCGCCGCATTTCGAGCTGCATCTTTTGCATTTCAATATCAATTTTTGCGCGCTTATCTTCTGCTTCAAGCTGCAACTTTTGCATTTCAAGCTGCGCTTTGCCTTGCGCCTCTTGCGCCTTTAGCTGCAACCCCTGCGATTCAAGCTGAAGCTTCTGCATTTCATAGTCTGGAGGCGGGGGCGGAGGCGGTTGCTTTTGCTGTTCTACTATCCTGTCAATCGCCTGCTCGAATGCCCCCTCTAATGCGCGCCCTGCTTTGAATGCTCTAGCGGCAAATAACGCGGACTCAAGCATTGGTTTCATTAGTTCAGGAGAGAACTGAACAACAGACTGCACTTGCCCGAATAACTGCGTGATTGCGCCTATGAATTCGGTGCGTGATTGCTTATCTAATTCTTGATCCGCCGCAATAGTTGAATCAGTCTCAATATCTACGCGGAATGTGCGCAATCTATCATTACGCAACATCGCTAAAGCTTCAGGCCAAAGCGCTTGATCTTCTGGGCTAAATTGTTCGGCCCCCGCCATCAGCGACAGTGTTTCATCACTAAACAGGCCAGGCTCAAACATTATCTCAGCGGTAATGCCTACAATATCGCGGCAAAATCGCTGAACGTCTTGCTGCTTTTCGGCGACTCGGACAACAGTCCAGTGTGATTTCTTTTGTTGCGCTGCGGCAGTTTCGTTTGGATCGCTAAACCCCCTAACAATGTCAGGCAATCCAACAATCTGTTCAAAAATTAAGCTTATGCAATGTTGTTGATACTGAATCAACGTTGGCAATACGTTAGCTGCTTGTTCAAACGGGAACCAATCGACTGCGCCTCTTAATCCGCCGCGTTCTGAGAATGTAACCCATTGCTCAATGGGCCACAGGTCGCCATCGTTAAGCTTAAGCATGTTCTTTAGGTCTGCGTTCAGGCTTGCGGCAGTAACGCCGACAACTCGTATGCAATCTACAATGGAAGCAATGCGCTTAGTAATATAATCAACTTCGTCAGCGAGCTTTTCATATATCTTAAAGTCTGGAGTTGGATAGGTGGTGTCAGTAACAGTGGTAGCAAGCAACGGAATAGGGCACGGGAAGAATTCTTTTAAGCGCAGCGGGTCATCCTTCCAATCTAGCAAATCGTCCTTGTAGCCTTTTGATACCCAATACACGCGCTTAGTGTCTTTGTCCCAAATCTCCCAAACTTCCGCTTGATGCTCTATGTCATCAGCATCTTTGCCGCGCTTATCCTCAGTCTCAAACTTAACAGCGTTTCCAATCTTTTCGCCAAAGCGATTGATTAAGGCTTGCCTGCTCATGTGCGCGCGTTTCGCGCGCCATCTAATTTCATATTGATTGCGCGCCGGGGACTCTAAGTAATCAAGCCAATTGAGCGGGCTGATACAGACTTTCTCGCTGTAGGGCTCTTCCTCTTTGTACTCAAACCGTGGCCACACTTGCCCGCGCCCTGACAGCAGTCTGTCTAATACTGCTCCTTTAACTGCATAATTAAACTGATTCTGCTGACTGCGCAGCATATACCCTACACAACGCTCTGCGCCCATTGCAGCTACTCGCGCAACGTCGTCTTTGTCTTTAAATTCTCTTTCTACTACGATTTGAGGCATTCGCGCATAAAGCACAGGCTTCATGATTTCAACGACGGTCCAAAGCGCATTAAGCATAACGCGCGTGCTATTGCCTACGTTGGAGCTGTAAACTTGTAGCGCGTCAGCGTTGCGGTACTTTTTGACAATGCGCTCGCCGATATTCTCAAATGCTTTTTGCTCTTTAGAGCGCTGAACTCTATCAATTTCTTTTAACCACTTAAGCGCTAATGCTTTAGTGTCTAGCGCCTTGGGTTGTTCCTCTGCTCTCTCTGACTCCATGCTTCATCCATTGTGGGCATTTTAAATCTTTCCGCTTGAGGCAATTTAGCTGCTGGCATATTGCGGGTGAATGGTCTTGACATGCACATGTAACGAATCATGTCCGCTTCATGATCGTCGCCAGGCGCAATATCGCTAGGGTTATTTATGTCATGTTGTAAATTCCCTAGCAATTCTAAACTTTCTGAAGTTTCTTCTGTCCAATAGAGCAATGGCTTGCCATTTTTGCCTACTAATCTCTCTCTGACCTGTGCCCAGCCATTTATGCGGCGCATATCGGCGCGCTGAAAGTGAATACCCTCGCCTGCAAAGATCTCAAATAAGCTTGGGCCGGTCCCTCGTTTTTCTAGGATGTCACCACCGGCGTGTCTAGCTACAATCTTCTCGCCTTGCTCTCTTTCTTTTATGCCGAGCGCCACCATGTGCGCAGTAACTTTAGGCAGTCCGCGCCCATACCATCGACGATAGCAAATTAAACTCCCCCTCGGTAAATATGTGCCGTCGCTTACAGTCCACCAGCCAATGGCAAAAGGGTCTCCCTCTCCGCACGCGCCCCAGTCCATACTCATAAACCTGGGCCAGTAATCAGGGATCTGAAAATTAGGGACAACGTGCTGCGGACCAGGCTCCGGGAAGAACGCGCCTACAACAGCGTTCCAATCTCCCAATAAAAGCGCATTTACCAGTGCGGGTGGTAGCCCGCGCAATTGCTCTTTGACCTGCTCACGGTTCACGCTTGGGTTGTCGTCTACTTTGGCTGGTACGTACATCCTAGTGTGCCCACCGTCGTCATCGGGCGCCTTGTGTAATTGCAGCGGCTTGAACCCGGTAATAAACGAGCGCTTTAAATACGCATGCCCTACTCCCCCGGGGTTGCTCGTATAGATAGCTCGGGGGAAATAGTAATCAGGCACTTTAGGGTCGCGCCATTCAGCTTCAGGCTTCTTGTATTTATCTGGTATTTTTAAAGCGTCAGGGATACGCAAGCGACCGCGCAAAAAGCGGATCATGAACTCAGTGAACTGCGTCGCTTCTTCAATGAACAGCACATGGAATTCAGGACCATAGTATTTAGTAATATCTTTTTGATGCTGCAAATGACAAAGGAAAATCTTGCTACCGTTCCAGAATCGAATCTCGGTCTGCAACATTTCGCACACGCGCCCGGCGAGTAGCGGAGACTGTGGATGCTTGGCATTAAGCCAAGGGGCCAGCATTGCGCGGTAACCTGTCGGGCCTTCCACATGATTCTTGATTAAGTCGTCATATAATCGACGAAACAAGAATACGTTTAGCCCGGGGATTTCAACGCACCAAAGGATTGACAAAACGCGCGTCAAAAAGCTTTTGCCGCCTCCTGCTGCGCCGCCGAATAGTATTTCGGTCGCTGTGGTGTTTAGTAAATTGGCTTGCTGTGGATGTAGGTTAAACTGAAGATTTATTAACCCCGATGGTAATTGAAGGGATGATTCCGCTTCCGTCTTTTCCGCTGACTTCAACGTCATGCACTTCTCTCCATTTCCCCCGAGTCTTCATCCAGAATATTTGCGCAGACACGTTACCTTCCATGGCGTTTTTGTATAAAGCGCCTGCAACTCTTGTATTCGCGCGCGTTGCTGCCGTATCAATTTCTTTTCTAAAGTGCCGCTGAATAGTATCCACTGAAACGCCTAACACACCGGCAATTTGCTCTTGTGATACGCCAAATGCGGCCATTTGCTCAACGAGCTTACGCTGCTCATCTGTAGCTTTAAATCGTGAAGTCCCTTTAGTTGGCATAGAATGGCTCGCCGTTTATTTTAATGATGCATTTCTTGTCACTATCGGCGCAGTAGCTCTGATATCGTTCTAGTATTGCCTGACAATATACGGGGCTTATCCCCATACCGTAGCAAATGCGCCCAAGCTGGTCGGCTGCGATTAGTGTTGAGCCAGAGCCGAGAAAAATGTCTAGAACGGCTTCGCCTTGTTTAAGCGAAACCTGCTTTTCGCTGTGTTTACGCACATTTTGTGGGTATGAGAAGAGCAAATAAGTCTTTATAGTGCCGCTATCGCCCACTATTATGATACCACCCATAAAACTTTACTACTGATTGTTCTGTGCTTTCAGCCCATGCATTAGCCATGAGGCGAAGTGCAGAATGAGGGATCACTTTCCCGTGATGTTCCATATATGAATAGCGTTGTGGAGAAACGCCGAGCAATTTTGCAGCTTCGCTCTGGCTTATTCTACACTGCTCCCTCCACTGCTTAAGCAGCCCTGGCTTATTCATACAATTATTTTGCGCCGTTACTGCCTATCATGCAAGAGGAATCAGCGGAAGCCCCCATCGCGGAATGCTGGGTTAACTTTTTGTCCTTCAAATCGAACGGTTGGGGTGCCGCCGTTGCTATACGAGTCTTTTGATATTTCGTATCCGTAGCGACTTGCATAGTACCTATGGCGCCCTGAGCCATCGTCGAACATACCTCCGTAGGGCATGCGCTCGATCACCTTGTTGTTAGCAGAACGCAACTCGATAAAGTCTTTTTTTAGTGGTGTAATTAATACAGGTTTATACGCTCTAGGCTCTGGAGGGACAGAATGCACATCGGCGTGAGACTTCCACAGCCAGCCGTTGGCAAGGCTAGTGCGACCGCGCTGTGTTTCTAAATATCCGATTGATTCAATTAATTGTGGCGTTGGCCAGAACCTGCGTTTTGGTCTTGGAGTTGAGTCGGATACGTTGCGCTTACCGTTGAACGATGGATGCCAAAAGAAATGAGTGTAAGCGGATTTGTGCCGTTTCCTCATTGCCGTGACGTCCCCGTCGACTGTGCTATCCCCGTCCCAACTGTAATTATACACTCCGCGCTGTCTTGATGCTTCCCCGTGATATTCGTTTATTGCGAGTGCTGGCTTTTGTGCTGGCCCTTGCCAAACGGAATTAATTAACAAAAATGGGGTGTCGGCTTTAAGCTCTTCTAGTATTGCGGTCAAATCCCCGATAGCCTCGCAGAATGGTGAGAAGTTGAATTCTATTCCGTCATAATTAGCTGCAAACTGTTTTAATTTATTGTGCTCTTTACGAATGATTGGATCGTGGAGTGCAGGGATATATCTATGATTATCCTCCCACACTGCATGGATACGAACGCGCGGGCATTTCCCTGTTTGTAGTATGCGCTTTATATGCGGGTAAGGGTTGCCAAATGTGTTTGCAAAAGCGCCTAAGGCAAAGCCTTTAGGGAAGGCCCGAGACATTGCGTTAGGAAATGCGGCTATGCCGAGCAAGTCTAGTCCAAACATGTTAATCCTTTTAGAGCGTATTATTTGAGCGAGTGGGCGTATAAATTTGGTGATTTGGGGTTACGATGGCAAGGTGTGAGCTTATTGCGGTAAGGTATGATCGCATTAGTAACTAGCAATGAGATTGCCGCAACAAATGCCCGATTATTGTCTTAGCCTTTTTTAAGTCTCGTTCAAGCTTTGCGACTCGCTTCTTTAGCGCGTTAATATTCCTGAGTGTAGCATCTTGCGGATTGCGTTTTCTAATTTTTGTTTTCATCTGGCACCTACGTTTAAGCTGTTGTTTGTGTGTTTTACCATGCGTTACGCTTCGTATCCGGTAATCTGTTTTCATGTTTAATTCAGTAGGCTTTCATCTCCCTCTTCCACCATCTGAATTAATTTTGCGATCTGGGCCTCCCTAACAAGAGCCATAGCAATAGCCCCAGCAACTTTAGACGCCTCCCTAACACCCCTAGCAGGCCAATTGGCAGCCTGGGCGGCGGCCTTAGCCGCCTGAACGGCTTCCCGAGCGGCAGCCCAAGCGGCAGCCTGAGCGGCTTCCTGAGCGGCTTCCTGAGCGGCAGCCAAGGCGGTGGCCCAAGCAGCAGCCCAGGCGGCCTCCCAAGCGGCAGCCCCGGTAGCGTTACAAGCAGCGGCATGAGCAGCCTCACAAGCAGCAACAAGCTCGTTATCAGTCGCTTGCCCGTTTGTGTATCTTTCAGATACGTCTAGCGCAGCAACACTTCGTTTGTCTTTCATTAGATGCTGCACCTGCCGAGCGCATTCGACCGCAAACGATCGCAAGGTTTTTGCGTTGATTAATTCATTTCGACATATGACCGAGATTTTATCTTCGGGCGGGATGGTGCTGTGCTTGAGTATGTCTATTACCGTACCAGACCACCTTTCGGGCAGGTGTTTGATTAGATTGTAGCAAGGGTTCCATGAGCGGATGTGGTCGATTGTAAATGTTTTCATAAATTCTCATCACTGCTTTTTGCGTCTTAATTCAATAATGCGATGCTCGACTGTTTTCATCGAGTTTTGTTGCCTGACCGCGACTGCGAGCCTGACCGCGACCACGACCGCGACCGCGACCACGCCCCCGACCACGACCGCGACCGCGACCACGACGCCGACCACGACCACGACTGCGACCGCGACCACGCCCCTGACCCCGACCACGCCCCCGACCGCGACCACGACCCCGACCACGACCACAACTGCGACCGCGACCACGCCCCCGATTGCGAGCCTGACCGCGAGCACAAGTGGTCATATGCTGTTCGCAGAATAAGGGCCTTCATTTTTGAACTCGCGGCAATTCAAAAGCCCACTGATAACAATCTACAATTGAATCTGTATTCACACGCACGTCTGAGGTTACCGGCTCTACCTCATTTAATCTCCCCTCCTCGATTGCCTGCGTGAACCTTCCACTGTCTGCTATCCATGCGGCGTCTTTGAGTACTAAAAACTTTCCAACTATGTCTTTAATTTGCCCGGTGAGATAATGAGTAACGGTTCGGATAAAAACCTTTTCCCCGATTTTAAAGGGCAACTCTGTCTTTGCTGCTGATCCTCCGACAATAGAAAGCAATTCTTTAATCTCTTTTAGTTTTAAGTTGTCTATACATTCACTCATATGTTCATCCTTTGTTTTTTTCTTACATTTTACGGTGCTCGTCGACCGTTTTCATCGAGTTTTGTTGCCTGACCGCGAGCACGCCCCTGACCGCGACCACGACCCCGCCCACGACCGCGACCACACTCCCGACCGCGACCACGACCCCGACCGCGACCACGACCGCGACCACGACCACGACCGCGACCACGCCCCCGACCGCGACCCCGACCGCGACCACACTCCCGACCGCGACCACGACCCCGACCACGAGCCTGATCGCAAGCGCAAGTGATCATATGCTGTTCGCAGAATAAGGGCCTTCATTTTTGAACTCGGTGCTCGTCGACCGTTAAAACATGCTCATTATTGCTGCTTCTACTTCGAGCGGTGATTCGCACGCCCACACGCGCCCATTGTGCGCGAGTAACCACCCGCGGATCATGCCGTCGCTTTCGACGCATCGGCGCACGCCGAACCAACATTTATCGCGCTTATCGCGTGAAACGACAAAATGCTCTCCGCTGCGGAGGTATGGCCGGATGTCATCGATGCGTGGTTTACACTGACAGTCTGCGCAAACTTCAGCGCCGTCGATTTCAAGGATTGCTTCGCTGAAATCGAGGCAGCAACGTTCACAGACTGATTCTTCGCAAACTACGCAAGTTAAATAATTGCAAGTGTCTTCGCGTCCGATTGGGCGCTCGCAGATTTTACAGCAGTCTTTACCTTTCGACGGCATAGACGGTCTCCGTATACAAAAGTGTTTGTATTGTCGCATCAAAAATATCTGGTGCGATTGATCTAAGCGGTGGCAATTCTAAAATAGCCGCGCTTATTTTATCGTAAGCTATTGCTCCCTCGAGTGTGAGGGAGGGCCAGTGTTCGTAAGTGTCGCGGACAAAGTCCGCGATTACGAGTTTATAAGAGTTAGTCATGTGATACTCACGGTATTGTTTTTGTTTTTTGCCGCTTCCCTGCGGCACGCACATCTCATCAAATTATTTTGATTTCGTCAACAAAAAGTTAAAGCTTTTTTGACTGCTGCCGAATCATATTTCCACGAACGCGCGGGCAATGTCGCTTGCGCAACACGGAGGTTATATGGGAGTTTATAAAACAGTGTTTTACGCCGCAGGTATTTCAGCTTTACTTTGGGTCTCTACGGTGAGTGCTGGGTGCGCAGGGGTGGAGCTAGGGGGCAAGGCTGGTTTCTATGCTGTAGACCAGCGTGAGGAGGTTCAGACGACCAAGTCTCGCAGCAAGCCGCTCAAATGCCTGTGGTCGGCCCAGGAGGGGTGTTAATATGCAAACGATGTTTTCATTTGAAAAGCTTTTGGGATGGATTGCGTATAATTTAGCCGCGCTAGGGCTTATCTTTGCGCTTATTATAGCCGCTGTAGCCCTAGGTGGCTATGAAATTGCCTGGCAGCCACCCAGGCTATACCCACTAGCTGAAACGCAATAGCGGGGCTGCTAGGTAGTCGCGCTACGCGACTACCTAGCTTATGAAATAATAATAATAATAATAATAATAATAATAATAATAATATATATATAATTATTTAATATTATTAAACATTCATTTACTTCAATGCTCTTTTCAAGGGGAAATACTATATAAATGTTTAATATAATTAAACATTCACTCTTTTCAAGGTATTTCCAGGCACTCTGTGTTAAAAGCTTTTAAAACACGAGTTTACTTTCCGTCTTAAGCACAGAGTGTCAGAAAAAACCTTGAAAAGAGTGAATGTTTAATTATTTAAACAGGTTACCCCCTGTTTTTCCTTGAAAAGAGCCTTGAACGGCGTGAATGTTTAATTTTATCAGGGCGTTACCCTGGTCTATAGAAGACAGACGCTTTGCGGCTAGAAATTTCGTCGACGTAGTACTCATGTTCAATTACATCATCACTTTCTATCAAATCTTGCAAGATACTTTTCCTGTCCGCACTTTTTATCGATTGCGTCCTGCGTGTTATGGCTCCTCTTGTAATCGCGTTCTCTCGCCCTATTGGTATCACCTGCAAAATTTTCTCTCTCAAGCGCAACTGCTGATCTTCTTGCTTCGACCTCCCAATCGCATCTCCACACTTATCCCATGCCTCGGTGTATAAATACTCAAGGAGCTCTTGAGCGAAGCAAACCGCTTCAGCGCTAATATGAAAATGCTCATCACACAATGCTAAAGCGAGCTTGAGAAAGAGCTCAGGCCCGCGTGCAATCAACGCCCTACGCGCTTCATTCTGCTCAAGCCTAATATCTCGCTCAAGCGATTCCAAAATAAAAGCAACTGTTGGTTCATCAGCAAATCTTGCTTCTTGCGTTTCCGGCCTTGTTAAGCCAGATTTTAATGTTGCAAATCCTGTATATTCAGCAACAACCCCAACAGGTAAAATGAATTCGTTTCTATTACGCTCTTTTGCAGTCGGGTCTAAATTGCCCGCAAACCAGCAAAAAAATCTTCCCAGCAAACCATCCGTCGCTGCCCTTGCAGTCATCCCCGCGAAAAAGCTGCTAGGAGTGCTTGAGCCCACGATAGAAAGCAGGGGAGCCGCTGCGGACATTTGCGTACTTGCCCCGGTGCGCGGAGAGTAGTGCTTGCCGAGCAACACCCCGTTAGTCGCTGAAAAAGCTCTAAGCATGCATGCAAAGACTTCGCGTCTATTCCCCCCGCGATCTTCGGCCATGTTCTGAAGCGCAAGCCCAAGCTCATCAAATGTCGCAAGAGTAATCGGATGAGTACAAAGCCTAGAAATAAGCGCGGCTTCGCTGGTAAAGTCCCCCGCAAGCATATCACCTAATCCCGCTTCTATTAACGCGGTAAAAGCATAGTTCTGCGCGACTGTTTTACCAATCCCAGTCGGGCCAATGATCGCGTGATACGCATTAGCATGGCATCCCTTATACTTGATGCGACCGGAACGCACCGCGCCTCCTACAGAGAAGGCGACAGCAAGGGATAGCATTGGATCGGTAACTCTGAACGTGCTGTCGATTGCTCGAGCTAAATCGCCAGTAGTGCCGGGGCACAAAGCTAGCAAGGTGCTAGACTTATTTTGCGTTGCGGGCTTCATTCAGTGCGCGCTCCGACACTCTATAAAGGTCTTCAACAGAAACTTTCAAAAAGTCCATGATTTTCGACCAATATTTGATTGGTATTCCAATCTTACGCCACTGAATGACCGTGGTTTGATGCAAGTTTAGTTTAGCCGCTAGTTGCACGCTTCCTTGTGCCAGATCAAACAAGTCATCTATGGTTTTTATTTTCATAGCCCCCCTCTTTTTATATATACAATCACAGCGAAAATATATATATGTCTAACTGTAGCTTTTGGATATAGATTATTTACAATGGAACGAAAAGAAATTTACATAGAAATCTTGAGAATGATTCATCGCTCGCGTGACTGCGTAAGATGGGACCTACTGAATGCGGCTTGCATTCAAGCGCTGTTACCGCTTCGCATTGAAATGACTAAGGCAGAATTCTACCTAAGGGCTCTTGCAAAACAGGAGGGGATTACACTGTTTAGCCTTGACGGCGAGGAGATCCCGCCTTTTTGCCATAACGAGCAAGAAATAACGGACGAAGATTGGGGAAACATTTGACAAGCATCAAAATAATTTGATATAGGAAAGTAGGAGAATAAAAAATGAAAATCATACAAACAAAAATATCCCAACCTCCGCGCATAGTCCTGTACGGTGTGCACGGCGTGGGCAAATCCACCTTCGCCGCTGATTGCCCGTCGCCCATCTTTATACAGACAGAGCGAGGGTTAGATGCGTTAGAAGTTGATGCGTTTGAGCTTGCTACAGAATGGGGAGACCTACACAAGGCAGTTGATTTCCTGGCAAACAACGAGCACCCATATAAAACGCTTGCAATTGATTCGCTTGATTGGGCCGAGAAACTAGCGTTTGATAAAGTTTGCAAAGAAGCAAACGTTAAGGCTATTGGTGATATCCCGTTCGGCCGCGGGTACTCACAAGCTGAAAAGCTCTGGCGCGAATTTCTGGAAGCATTGTCTTATCTCAACACGCACAAAAAAATGTTAATTGTCGCAATAGCGCATTCACAAATTAAGCGCTTCGAAGACCCAGAGCGCGAAGGGTATGATAGATATCAGCTTGACTTGCAAGCCAAAGCTGCCGCGTTAGTAGCTGAGTGGTGCGACATTTTAGGCTTTGCAACATTTGACAAGACCATCAAAACAAAAGACGGCAAGTTTGGACAGCAAATCACTAAGGCAAGCTCTAGCGGCGACCGCATTCTATACCTTGAAGAGCGGCCTGCCTATGATGCGAAAAATCGCTACGGCCTACCGCACGAGCTCCCGCTTGCTTGGGACGCAGTGGCTGCTGCAATAAAAGAGAAACGCGCAAGCCGCGCCAAAAAACCAAATCTCGAAAGTGTGCGAGCTGATAAGCAGGCCGCGGACTTAGAGAAACTTACCGAATAAAACAACATAAAAAGGAAAATAAAATGGGCAACCTTAATTTCGACTCAGCATCAGTTGAACCAACTTCATTGGAGTTTGAGCCATTGCCTGAAGGGTGGTATACGCTGAAGATCGACACAACAGAAATAAAAGAAACTCGCAGCGGGAAAGGACAGTACTTAAAAGTAGAATTCTCGGTCGAAGACAACGCTAGAAAGCATTGGGAGAATTTCAATCTGTGGAACCCAAGCGAAAAAGCGCAGCAAATTGCACGCGGACAGTTTAGCGCATTGTGCCGCGCTGTCGGGAAATTAGGTCTAGTCAAAGACTCTTCCGAATTGCATAATAAAAAAGTGCTGGCGCGCTTAAAGACCATACCAGCTAAAGACGGATACCCTGCGAAGAACGCTGTAGTAGAATATAAGCCAATGGCAAAGCCAGCCGCTGGGATTCCAGAAAACGATGACATCCGTTTTTGATCTTTGAATATCCTAAAGTCTTCCCAGGAGGAGATGCCCGTGGCCCCGTGGGCACATAACGGGGCGCTTACCTCCATATGCAATTAAGAGAATACCAAACCGATGCCATCGCTGGGCTATGGGCAACATTTCGCGCGAATCCAAAAGCACGCCCGTTAATCGTGTGCCCAACTGGTTCAGGAAAATCAATTTTAGCCGCAGAAATAGTGCGCCAAGTACTAGAGAAGCGCCCGCACTTCAAAGTGTTAATTGTTACGCATAGGAAAGAAATAGTTGAGCAAAATGCTAGGAAATTCCAAGAACTCACCAAAATGCCCATCGGCGTAATGTCTGCCGGATTAGGTCAAAAGACCATCAGACAAGTTACTTTTGCAAATATCCAATCGATTTACAGGAGCCTAGTTACTTGGGATTTGATTATAGTTGATGAAGCGCATTTGATTAGCGGCAAGCCCGAGTCAATGTACGCCAAGCTTTTCTCAAATCAGCGGAATTGTAGAATTATTGGGCTGACCGCAACACCATACAGGATGGATCATGGGTTCTTGATCGGAGAAGGAACGCTGTTTAGCGAAGTTGCATATGAAATCAAAATCGAGCACTTGATTGCTCAAGAATTTCTGTCTCCTTTGATTTCTGTCCCGCAATCCGCACAAATAAACACTAAAAACATAAGCTTACGCGGGTTTGATTATAACCTTGAGCAGCTAGAAGCCGAGGCAATGCTTCAAATCGAAGAGCACTGTGAGGAAATTAAGCGCATTACTAAAGACCGAAAACATGTATTGATATTTTGTAGCGGCGTAAATCACGCGCTTCGAATCGCGACTGAAATTGGGGGCGAGTGCGTACACGGCGGATTGCTAACGTTCGAACGTGACAGAATAGTCAATCGATTTAAAGACGGTACAAATAAATATTTGACTAACTGTGATATTTTGACTACTGGATTTGATTTCCCTGACATTGATTGTGTTGTGCTCCTTCGCGCCACTCAATCGGTTGGCTTATATGTGCAAATGGTAGGACGCGGATTACGCATTGCTCCCGATAAGAAAAACTGTTTGGTAGCGGATTTTGGGGGCAACATTAAGCGTCACGGCCCTATCGACTGCATTGAAGTGAGTTATAAAAATCCATTAGCCCCTGAATTTTCTTTGCAGCCTTTAAAATCTTGTGATGAATGCGGTTGCGTTGTGCCCATTCGCATCATGGAGTGCCCGGGCTGCAATGCCCCGTTTCCGGTCGAAAGCAAGTATACCGCACAGGCTGATGTTGCCCCAGTGACCACCGCTGTTGCGCCATCTTTCCGGTTGGAACATGTGCAATTTTTTGTTCATCACAAAATAGGCAAGCCGCCATCGTTTCGGGTTGATTACTTCCTGGAAGGTGACGAAAGAATCTCTGATTACTTATGCTTTGAACACGGTGGGTTTGCGGCTCAAATGGCTGTTCAGAAATGGCTTGCACTTGGGGGCTCGCTACCAGCCCCTGAAACCGCCGACGAAGCCCTGGAGCGTAAATATGAGCTTAAACGCCCGCTTCGAATCCAGACTAAGAAAGAAGGTAAGTATTACCGGGTAACTAAGATTTTAGAATGGTTTGAAAAAGAGGAAGAAGATAATTTGGAACTTCCTAATATATAATGCATCAAAATAACCAATGAACCCCCTAAAATGGCTCCTAAACCTTCTCCCCCAGGATCCTAGTGATGAGGCCGGGTGGGGGCCGTTTCGCTTACCAGCCGATGCGGATTGGATGCAGAGGGCTGCTAGGCTGCATGATATAGAATTTAGGGAGTCTGTTACATCAGGGCGCAGGCTCAGCGAAGTTGACTCTGACCTGTTCTGGCGTTGGGCGCTCCTTGCCAGGAACGCTGAGGATCCTATGGAACAGTGCCGTCGCATGAAACAAATCTGTAAATATTGGCCAATTGCAAGAAAAGTGGGGAGGTATTTTTTTGATGGGTAATAAAGAATATGAAGTCGGCTACGAAGACGCCCTAACTAAAGCTATCGAGATTTGTAGGCAGTATCATATTGACTGGAGGAAGCTCAAAGACCAACCATCAAAAGTCACTGCTGCATGCGCAAATAACGTGATAGACTTTTTGTGTGACGATATCGAGGCGCACAAAATTAACCGAATTCAAAATTCAAGCCGAATTTTTTCAGTGGGTATGGAGCCATCAAATCGAGCGCCCCCATTGGAAGCTGATCTGGGCAGTACCAAACAGTGGCAAAAGGAGCCCATGGGAAGCGTCGAAAGCTTTAGCCGAGGGTTTAAGAAAAGGCGTCCCTGATGTTACTGTTGCCATTCCACGCACGCCATATCACGGATTATTCATGGAATTTAAAACTGAAGGAGGGACACTTAGCAAATTACAGCGCATCATGCTCGACGAACTGGAAGCACAAGGTTATTTAGTCGCAGTGCCGCGTTCAGTTGAGCAAGCTAAAAGAATCTTATTGGGATATTTAGGAGAAAGAGATGCTTGAACGAGATCGACGTAGCGAGGACTTGTCCTTCCCCGCTAGGCCGACCCGTTATCATTCGCGATCCGAAGATGCTTTAGCTTTTTTGTTTGAAAAGTATATACCCAATTGGAAGCCTATAATTGGCAAAACTTGCCAAATTCCAATTGGGCTAAAAACAATTGATTTTCAAATTAACGACGAGCTTCTTGAATATCACCCTATTTTAATTAACAGAGAATTAAAAAGCTCGAAAGCCAATCAAATATTTCGCGCCATGTATGCCCGAGCCACTAAATGGGAGCGCTCACAGCTCTGTGAGCTGCTTACGCACGAGCTCGCGGCGCAATATGAACGAGCCAGACAAGAGATAATTAACAATTCGGAATATAAGGGCAAAACGTTAATTGTATGCTGTAGCGTGTTTGATGTGTATCGAGACATAATAATACGCTACGCAAAAGATCCCCCAACTTTTACGAACTTTAAGGCAGAATTTTACAATACAGTTAAAAAGCGCAGGTAATAGTAAAGCGCTATTTAGAAAATAACAAAACGACAATAGACACGACCCCCCGACTACTAGTCGGGATCGGCTTCTCCGCTGCTCTTTGAACCCTGCTAGAAAACAATGATAACTTTAGGGGAATTTCGCTTTTAGCACCTTGTGTCCTAAAGAAATTGCTAAAGCAATTAATCCTGATTTAGTTGGGTTTTGTACAATCGCCTCAATTATTACCGCGGGCTCAATCCCTAGTCCCTGCAATGCCGCAACGCTGGCAGTAACCCAAGCAGTTATTTTAGTTTTGTCGCCATTGAATGGCAGAAGATCTAGTGCTTGTTTGAGTAGCTTAAACATATGTTCTCCCATTACTTATACACAAACACCAAAATACACACAGAGGAGAGTTTAAAGAACCCTTTAAGAGGATAGCGTTTCACAAAAACCTCTGGAATTTCACGTTCTAAACTCTCGTGTGTGTAATTTGTTTAAAACTGCTTATTAGCTGCAAAGTTTACAAGCATGCAGTTTACCATAAATTGAAATAGCTCCGTCCTGTTCGTCGCACAGAGAAGAAAAATTAAGCTTAAAATTATTCTCGTTTGATTACTCTTTGACAGAAACTAATATCGCCCCTAGTTACCCAATTAATCCACCCGGCAGACCAAGGTAGATAGCTTAGTGCATTTGAATGCATAACATTCGGCTGCATATCCCAATGTCCAGCGCCAAAAGTGTGCGCGATTTCATGTGCCATCGTTACGATTGCTGTATCAACTCTCCCAGTCTTTACGTTAGAAAGACTATGCGCAAGACGTGTATTATTGGAACAAGTTGCTCTAGCCACCCCTGCCATGTATCCGCCATCTAGTGGCGCAACCATATAATGTACAGCGTCTGCACGGCCTCTATATTTCTGTCCCCAACTTGTAAGATAGGAAATTTTGTATACACGGCTTTCAGGGCTTAGCCCTGTAATATGCGGCGCAGGGTCTTGATCAAAGCGAAGGTTGCGAATTTGAATTCGCATCCCAAGCTGCCTAAATAGTTTGTTTGTGCCCTGTACTGCTATCTTAGCCTCTGCCTTGTTGAGTTGCAGCAGGCTTGAGTCTGGATGTTCAAGGTAAACAACAGTAACGTTGCGGCGCTGCGCAAGCGCAATAGAAGGAAGCAAGCAAATCAAGAAAAGCCACTTAACCATCTCCGCTAGCTCCTAATATCATTGGTAATGTTTTCACAGCTGTAACCCACATGATTATAGCTACCAGACAATAGCATAAAATATTGATGGTCTTAAGAAATCCTTGCTCAAAAGTGCCACGCAGCGCCCGCAACTCCCCCGCGACACTATCGAACCCATCACGCAAAGCGCTTTCGAGGCGGGCCAAGCTGGCGGCCTGCTCAACCCTTGCTTCGTGGACTTCTTGCAAGACATCGTAGTTAGAAACGCCGTTTAAATCGTTCATGCTTTATAATATCCTAGTATTTTAGGCACGTAAGTAAGTGTTTCGTGCTTAGGATCTTCGCGCTTAATCGCCGCGCTGATTTCTCTCCAAGTCTCCCCATATTTACGTTGCCAATCAGCCACGCGCGCAGGCCCTGCATTATAGGCGGCAAGCGCCAGCTCAATGTCACCAAACCTATCTAGCTGCTTTTTCAAATAATGCGCTCCAAAACGTACGTTAGTCTCTGGATCTTCTAAGTCGTATTCTTTAATCCCAAGCTCTTTAGCAACTTCTGCCGCCGTTGCAGGCATTAACTGCATTAGGCCACGAGCCCCCTTATTAGAAACCGCCCTAGGATTTCCTGCTGACTCTTGCTTGATTACTGCTTGGATTAGTTTCTCGGGGACTGTGGTGGCTCTAGCTGCTTTAGTCATCGCGGGCTCAATCGCTGCGACTTTTTGCAGCTTCTCCTTAATTGGCTCAGGCAATTCCAAATCCTTGTCTTGTGTAGTCATAATCTGCGCCGCCAATGGTATTATGCGCTCCATCATGCGCCTTTGCCCCGCTATCGTAGCTTTCTGTAGCAACATCTTCCGCAATTCAGGCTCGACCATTGCTCGCTGTAATAGGAGCTCTATATTATTCTCTGCCCAATTAATAACGCGACTCATCCCGGCAGCGCCAAGACCAAGAAATATATTACCAGTTAGTGCGCCAGTTCCTACCGCTGTCCCGGTTGCAACCTTAGAACCAATTAACCTCATTATTGATCTAGGCCCGTTAACTAAAAGCTTCTCAGCCTGCGTCCTAAATTCTTGAGTAGCTGACTGCCCACGGCTCGCTCTGGTTGCTAAAGTGCCCACGTTATTACGCCGGGCAATTGTAGCGATTAGCTGCTCAACTTCCTTATAATCATCGCCGAATAGCTCTTTGAAAACGTCTTTCTTCTTTGCAAACTTATTAGGCCAAGACTCAATCGGCCCAGTCAGAGTAGAATCAACAAGACCAGCTCTAGCTTTTGTTACTAAGTCTTTATCAGCGCCAAATGCACGCATGAATTGCTTTGCCGACTCTGGCGTTCTAGTGATTTTAGGGACCACAGCAGAAGCAGGCGAACCGGCCTCCAAACTACCAAAGTCTCCGCGCTTAGTAAGGTCTTTAATTAGCTTCGATCCGTATATTTTACCGGTCTTTGCATAATTAGCTTTCGCAAGCTTGTAAGCTGCAATCTTTTCTTTAGATAGCCCTAATACTTTTCCGCTAGTTACTGCATCGTCAATAGCAGTATTCAGCGCCTCTTTTATCTTGTAAAGAACTGGGAGCTCAGTAGCTTTTGAGTTTGTTCTAGCAATTTTCCCTATTGTTGCGCCTGTTTCAGTTTGTAGTGCCTTGATAGTTTTGAATGGTAACTTTTTTTCTGAAGTAAGCTTGCTGACAATTTTGACAACATCAGAATCAGGGCTAAGCGCCCCAGCCCCAAACATTTCATCATAAAGCGAAGAAATTTCCTTACTGGCTTTAGAAACAGAAATTTTAGCTTTTGCCGGGAGCTGCAATGCTTCAAACGCTTCGCCCGCAGAATCCCAAGCTTTCTTAACTTGGTCCACTATAGCTGCTTGCAACTCTTCGCCTCTAACTACTTGCGAAACATCATCAAGCGATCCAGGCGCAAGGCGAGATAGCAAACTTTTTGCTTGCTGAGATGGAACGTCAACTAACGCACGCTCCATAATGTCTTTGCCTTCTCCTGGAATCTTTCTAAGAGAAGTTTGAAACGCTGCGGCGGTTGGAGTATTGGCAACTTCCGCATAGCTTGCGACATCGTCTAAATTATTAAGAAGCCGCGCCTTGCCTTCTTGCCCAGCGTTGGCAAGCAAAGTTTTACCCGCAAGCACCTCTCTCCCGCTTTGATAAAATGGCCTAGTTGCAGCTTTGACAACGCCACTCGCCACATTAGGAGCAACTCCACCCGCGAGCGCTCCTACCCATTCTGGCGCCCCGATGTCTCTTGCCCCCTGACTGCCCACACCAGCGCCAAGAGCCGATAGAACCCTAAGCCCTAATCCACCGCCAGGAATAGCAGCGCTAGGGAGCATCTCCCCAATCGAATTCAAATAACGTTGCGTGGTGTCTGTAGCTACTGGCTCATCTACATACGAGCGCCGTAAAGCATCTGTTAGTTGAGAGCCGCTAAAGAAATTAGTTTCAGGGCCATCAGTTAACCAAGACGCAATAGACGCCCCAATGTTGCGCGGAAGATTACCAATATCGTTAGCAATGCCAATTAAACTACTAGCGCCTTTTGCAACAGAGCGCCCGAAGTTAAGCAATCTTTCTGGATCTTGCTCTTCTGCCTTGCCAAACTTTGCAGCGTATTCAGCTCTTGTTATTGGTATAGGCGTGACTACTGGCGGGCGACCAAATCGCGCCTCATATTCTGCTCTGGTTATTGGTATAGGCGCCATTAGTCTATAATCTCATACAATTGACCATCTGGCCCCGTTACGATGTTAGTAGCCTTGCTCATTGCAGGCCTCCCCCTAGCTGCGTCCATTTCTGCTATTTTGGCTCGCACGGATTCTGGGCCTTCGCTGATCAACCTTTCCGCATCTATTCTAGAGTTAATATATCGCCCTTCAGCTTCTGCGAGTTTTCTTAAGAGTTTGGCCGCATGTTTCGGATCTACGGAAATGTCTCCACCTACAAGCTCATCGTACAGTTTCTCTTCCTCCTTATTCAGTTGTGCGCCAGTTCTTGCCCTAGCAAGTCTATCGACTAAATTTTTCATAGCCACGCCAACGCCTTTTTTGTCCGCTGCGCCAAACATCTTCATTAGCTGATACTCGCCCCAGCCCTGATTAGAATTTTCAAGCATTTTCGCAACAGTGTCAGCTTCTTGTATGGTTGCAAAAGACTTGCCGAGCTCCTCTTTGGCCGATTGACTAAGCTCAAATTCGTTTTTCTTCCTTGCTGCAACGCTTTCTAGTACTGCCATAACTGTAGGCTCGACCTGTATTTCTCCCCCTTGTACAATAAATCCTTTAGGGGCTAGCACTTTAGTCAATTCAAAATCTCGTTCAGATTGTTGTGCCGCTGCTGCTTCTTGAGCCTGCTGCGCCCCAAGCGCCTTAAGCAAGTCCATCTGCCCCTGCCGCACTGTCCAATTTGGGGGAGGCTCGCTTGATTGATACGCGGCAAAAGGGGCTTGTTTGAGCAAATTACTGTACTCACCACCATCAGCAACAGGACCAATGGTATTTAGTGGTGCCGCGGCGCCGGCAAGTGCGCTTAGTAAGTCGTTCTGTCGAAATAGGTCAAAGTTTGCTTGTTTGTCTAATTTCTTCCCGTACCCTTGAGCCAGCCCAGCAGTAAGCCCCAGCGCCAAAGGCCCAAGTAATGCTTGGGCATTAGTTCTTGCATAAGGGAGCTCTGCGCCAGATAGCGCATTACCAAAGTTTGTGAAGAAACTTGGTTCTGCTTGTAACGCTGCTAGGATTTCGTCTGATGCCGCCATTATAACAGACCCCCTAAATAAGACCCCAGCCCTTGAGATAGACCGCCTAAGACCGCGCCCCCTAACTGCGCGCCATAGCTTGGCTGCCTAGGTTGTCTGTATCGCGGATCGTTCTGGAATGCCCACATCTGTTGCTGCTGCGCGAGATAGGTTTTGTAAGCATCATATTCTATTGGGCTTGAAAATCCGTATTGTTGCCACACCTCCTGACCGCCACCACCGCGAGGCGCTTGCTGCGCATTACGTAACTGCAAATCAGCTTGCTGCTGCTGCAATCCTCGCTGCATGCCATAATCAGCATACTGCCGACCAAGCCCCGACTGAGCGCCGTAAAGTGCGGAGTACTCAGAAAGCGGCATGTTCCTTGCCAGGAGCCCCTCGCTTAACGCATTGCCCCTAGCTTGCTGGCCGATGTTAAAGAACTGCGCTGCATTTTGTCCTGCAATGCCTTGCGCATTAACAAGCGCCGACTGCCTCGCATCATTTTGCTGCTGCTGTAGTTGCGCTAACTGCTGATTGTACAAAGGAGAACCAACGGGGATACCTCTGTTTTGTAGTTGCTGCTCTAAATCATCAACTTGTTGCTTAAACTGCGGCTCAAACCGAGACAAGAACATGTTGTAAGCATCGTCAGTCTGCTGCTGTTTCCACTGATTAAAGTCGCCACTAACCGGAGCGCTAGGCAATGTACCAAAATCAAATGGTTGCGAATAAGTTTCTTGAATGCGCGGAAGCATGCCGCTCGCAAACTGCCCTAGTTGCACATCGCCGCGCTCTTGCTGCCCAATTATACGGTTTTGCCGTCTGCTAAGCCCTTGGAATTGCGAATTTTTCTTCCCGCTTATGTTCCCGGGACCGCCAGCCTTCTTCCCCTGCGTGGCTTGCTTTAGTGGCCCACTAGGGACGGGCCTGCCGCGCTCCGCCGCTGCATTCTTTCGTCTAAGTAATCCCCCCATAAGTACCCCACCCCTAAATTAAATTTGCGGGGGCTTAGTCGATAGCAAACCCCTTGCCTATCAGCCCCAATTTCTAGTCGGCTCACGCCCTAGCTGCCCACTTATGAATGGTTGCTGTGGGGCTGGTGGTTGCTGTTGCCCTGCAAACTGTAGTCTTAAAGAGCCCGGATGATTCACCGGTTGTTGTGGTGGCAACATTCCAGAATGATGCCACCCGGCATAGGCGGCATAGAGATTCGGCCCTGGCCCTGGTCCAAAATTAGGCTGCGGCGGCGTTGGCCTTAATCCCTTGGGCCTTTGCATAGGCTGCTGCGCTTCTAGCTCGTCTATTGGGCGCAAAAGCCCTACTTGCTGCTCTAGCTTTGCTCTGTCAAACGCGCCTTTCCCAATACCAAAGCCAGGGGTTGGCAATTGCGCCCCTCCTGGATATGGCGGCAGCTGTTGCGGGGGTAACTGCATCTGTTGCGGGTATAGTTGCAGCGGTTGCATCTGTTGCTGCGTCTGCATTGGTTGCGGCTGTTGCGGCTGTTGCGGGATTTGCATGGGCTGCTCTTGCCGCAGGCCCTGCTGCCTCTGCAAATATTGCAGCCGCATATCCTGCCGCGGATTACGATCGCTCATATTCTGTAATCTAGTAATCTGGTCAGCCCTTGGTAATCGTTTCATATTTAAAATATCTCACTCCCTGGTTGTACTAACGCTGAAAGACCATAAATCGAATGCTGATAAGGCTCTGAATACCCAGGATCGGGGAACCCGTACCCTCTAAATGATATTTGCATAGAAACGCCGCCGCCATCCCCCCCCAATTGTAACAGCGGGTTATACTGCGCGGAACTTATTTCTTTTATAAAAGTAGTGCATTCCGTATATCGCCCTGGGTTAATGGGCAAAACAGTGCTTTGAGTAAAGAAACCAAAGGGCGCGTTTAAGTCAGAATAGTCAAAAATCGCTCGGCTTTTATAAATAGATGCCGTGGTAATACTTTCTTGAACTTCAACCCAAGCCCTAGCAGATTTCAGCGTTAGCCCTATCCCCTTGTCTAAAAATGCGTAAGGCGTTTTCCAGCTTGATTCAACTCGGATCTCCTTCAGTGAATACACGCCATCTAGGTCAACATAAGAATCGGCCCTACGTAGCGTTATATCATTATGCATCTTGAAAATGGCTGCTTGGTAACCAGTTCCGTACAAATCCCCCTGGCTATTTATAATCGGATAAAAGAACGGCGTTCCGGCCCACAGTGCCCAGGCTCGATACTTTCTAAAGTAGACTAAGCAAACCGCTTCATTTTGATAATTAACCACTTTAGAAAGTGATTGCTTTTCAGCGCACTGACAAACTATAGCGTCTAGTAATGGGTAATAGAAAATGTGGCCAGTCTCTGGCTCGCTCCCCGGTAGTGTCCACGAGAAATGTTGCCAGAGATTTTCAACTGGTACCGAAGGGCTGTTTTGATAGGCCCCTTGTGCCCCGCCAGCAAATAAGTCTCTAAACCAATAAGCATAACTGCTAGTTGCTACGAAAATGTCTCCATCAATCTCAACATATGCGCGCCGACCTATTGGCATAGGCATGTCATACGCTGCAATCATGTTCCATGTAGCGCTCGAAGGATTATCGCCTTCAAATACTAATACTCGACCATCAGAGCCAAATACTACAAATACGTTTTGAGAGGGGGCGAGGCCAGGCGATAGCGACACTGAAAATATGCGAGAAATGGTCTGACCATTCATGAATTGTTCAATATCGACAAAGTTTGCAGCCGGGATAGCGCCAGAAACTTGTCCAATGGCACCAAATTCTATCCGAGTTCCTGATGCATAATACAATCGCCCTTTGTGAGAACACGCTACTCGAGGAGATCCAAGCGTCGCACTCGCTGCTGGTCCAGAAGAGTTGAACGGCGCGAATTTTGTTATTGGAGTTGTCGGGTTGGCTGCTCTGCTAACTCCAACAACAAGATTTAATGTTGTTCCAGTCCCAGAGAAAGTAACTTCAGTAGGCTGAGCAGCGGAAAAGGTAAAAGTCCCCGCCCCTAAAGTCACTACTCCAGTTAAATAGGTTAGCAAGCTTCCATTATTCAAAATACACTGCTGGGTTCCATTCGGGTCAAACCATCGGATTCTAGGACCCCCCGCCAAAGCTGGGTTAAAAGCAAAACTCCTCACCGGTGGGCGCAAAAACAATCGCCCGTTAAATATGGCAAGGTTTGTTAATTCCCTCGCAAAGCCGCTGTCATAGTCAGTATAAGGGTTGACCGTGTTAAGCCCAGAAAGCGGCAATGGAAAGCGTAAAATACTATTGGGCATTGGCAAGTGCCCTCGCTATTTTGTTCCAATCAACGGAAATACTTCCCCTTGCTTCTCGAACAGCATTTGCGTCAAGCGCTTCCTTGGCTTTACTAAGACGCACTTCTAGCGGCTTATTAAACCAATCCTTATCTTTCTCGGCAAAAGCCGCATAGTTTATGATGTCCTCAGGTCGCAAATCGGACTCTAGCCGCGACCTTGCAAACACGTTGTTTACCCAATTCCCCTGTGAGTCGCGGCCAATAAAATCCGCTGGTAAGTCCTTACGAATAAGCTCATCCATTGAGCGCCCGCGCGTTGGCATCGAAGCAAGTATAGCTTCAGGAATGTAAGTACCGCTTTTCAGCAGCTTCTCAAGTTTCTTCTGTTCAGTCTTCCAACGGTCTTTGTCGCCAAGCTTATTCACCAAAGCACCAACGGCGGGAGCGGCAAGCATGGCGACCCAACCATAGGGGCCTAAAGCATACCCCATAGCATTAATACCAAGCCCCGCTCCCAATCCGCCAAGACCCGCAGTTAAAGGATTCTTGTCTTTAATGCCCTGATACGCTGCGTACGTTCCTGCTGCTGCCCCCGCAGCGCCAAGATACGGCGTTGCTGTTCCCGCAAAGTTGCTAATGGTAGTGGGCGCGCTACCCGCCGCACTACTTGCAGTACTTCCTACTGTACTGCCAAGCCCAGGGGCCACGGTTTGCACCGTTGACATCGGAGTCTGATAAATTCCTTGAGCAAGCGCCGCTTCTACCGCCCCCGCACTATTCGGAAGCACATTACTCGCGCCAGAACTAAGCAACGCTTCCAGTCCTTTCCTCACTCCATAGCTTGTGCCAAGCTGCGCCGCTTGCCCAAGCAGCCCCGCACCTTGTTGCTGTGGTGGCGGGGGGCCATACATTCTTTGCTGCATTTCAAACTGCGTAGGGTAACGCTGTCCTAGCGTGTTCAAATAACGCGCTATTGCCTCAGCAGCAGTAATTGGACCAGGCATTGCCGCCATTAGTAATTCCCATCAGGATAAGACCACACACCAATCATCGGAGGGGTTCTATTCATACTATTAGTAGAAAGCACAGTAGCCCCCATTAGCTTGGTCTTGGCGGCCTCAATCTGAGCTTCTGCGTCTCTGCGCAACTCTTCATACTCTTGTCCCTTTTCGCGCTTATAACGCCATAGAGCCCCATTAATTATTAACCAACCATCAAGCAAAACTATATTTGTGTCTGCTGTAAACTCTTCTCCATAAGTATTAGGGCCAGAACCGGTCTGAATCGCATAAGATGAAATATATTCATAAACGCAGACTTGCCCATTCTCTGCCGCCGTAGGCACAGGATCGATTTGAAAAGTTGCGTTGCCATAGCCAAATACACGAAACCGCTGCAATGGTAACGTAGTAATCAACCCCGACTTGACAGTCTCCCAGGTTACCGCATCAATCGGACCCAATAACGGCCTGCGCTGTGTTTGATTCCATAAAGTATCGGTCAAGCGACTATCGTAGTCAGCTGGCAATGCATACTCACTTTGCCCAGTAACGAGCGTGATGGTTGCTCGCTTAGTTAGTTCCGGCCAAGGAAATTCATCTTTAATTTCATTGACCGCCTTTTCGATCATTGCCAACAATAAATTAAGATTGTTATCCGTGCTTCCAAAAATTGTTGAAATAATAGGAAGTTGCAATCTTTGCGCAATTTTTTGACCAATTTGTAACAGAGTAAATTGCGTCATAGTGAGATCCACCTAGTTGCGCTAATCTTAGCAAACATTTTGCTGTCGGTTGGAGACAATAACCAAGGGCTATCAACGAATAGCGCATCAATGCTTTCGCCTGATGCCGGATAAATCCGTAGTATGTTTGTTGGATGCATATTCTTAACTATTATCCGACTGTATGGCGTAGCTTGAACTCGTGGCAATCTCGCCCCGCTGCTTGCAGGGACAGTTGTAAATTCATTTATTGCTGCTACAATTTGTGTGGCGTCAACCTGTGAGAATATCCCGGCCGCAGTCAGCTCAGCCCCCATGGTATCGCCCAAAAAATCCGCTTGCCTTGAAGTAACTCCTATAATCGCAAGGTCGGACGCTAAAGCCATGATCTACTTTGGGTCTGGTAGTTCCTTGTCGCAGCAACGAAGGATTGCGTCGGCTAGAACTTCAATCGCTTGGTCCCTCTGAGCAAACGCAGCTTCAATTTCTTCTTTTGTATACGCTTGTGGCGCGCAAGCACTAAGCATCAAGCTTGCCGCCACCAAGCTTACCGGCTTCTTCATGATCAGGCCGATTCTTTGACGATGAGATAGATAACACTGTTCGCAAGCGTGTCACTAGCTCCCGTCGAAGCGAAAGAGAATCCACTTCCTGAAGGCGCAGCAGTCGTACTGATTGTACCCATGTTGGTGACCGCTCCAGCCCTAGAATAGAACACCCTAGAGCCGGTAACTGCACAAGAAGTAGTAACCGAAACAGAAGTTGTTCCGTTAGGGGTCGCTACGCCCATGCAAGCGGTGGAGGGAGTAGCTTCTTGGATAGAAAGGGTTCGACCAGATCGAGCAATGATAACATCGCCGCCGTTTGTAGCATTAGACGTGTAATTACCGGATCCATCAATGTTAACAACCTCCCCGCCAGCGGAGTTTAAAAATCTAAAGGATGTGCCAGTTGCATTAATTCTAAAGTCTAGAGTTGCTGTAGATCCTACATTTCCACCTTGAATAACAACTTTGCCATCGTTGATTCCAGGGTCCTCATTACCATACAAAGCAATACACGCGCCGCGAGTGTTGCAGGTAGATACAGGGAGCCCCCCACCACCGCCACCACCAATAGCAACAAGCGCATTGTCTGCGTTGTCCGTAGTGTCAGGGCTTAGTGTTACCTGATTACTGGCGTTTAAATTTAATATT